ACACCCAGACTTTTGGCCAAGTCCATGAATGCGGCCTGACTTATTTGTTTGGTGGCCGAAGTATCATCTGCACGCCCCAACAGAAACTGGCTCAAGGCCAGTAGTTTCTGTGAGTCAGGCTTGGCTACTTCCGAGATTCGCATTATCTGCGGCCGCGGCCCAGAGTGGTTGCCAAGGTGCTGGAACCTTCTGGGTCATCAACTTCGATGTCGGTTTCAATTTCTTCTTCACCAGGAGCAGGTAACTCAGCAGGCATTTCGCCAGCTATGCCTGCATCCATACCCATGTCATCGCCAGGTACGGCAGGTGCTTGTCCAGTGACCACACCCAGGGCCTGATCCAACTGTTGTTTGGATGCTTGTAGATTTTGCAACAGGGCTGACAAGGCAGCACTGGCATCACCGTTGAACTGTGTGGCTTGGTCAGGACCAACTTGATTCTTTATCTGATCTACCAGGGCAGGCAAATCTTTAAACTGCATGGCGCTGACTTGTTCGCTCATCTTTTGTACTTCATCGACCATGTCTTGAGCTGCCAGGACCACTTGAGCCTGTTGCACTTCGCTTTCAGTGACTTGGCGACGGCTTTCGGCCATGCCCATGGCAGGCATGTTGCGTTGTTGTTGTAAGGCACGGATCTGATCTTGCAACTGCTTGATCTGATCGTCAATTTCTTTTCTTTTCTGTGCTGTCTGCATGGCCATGGCCTGAGGATTTGGTTGACCTGCGGCAGGTTGTGCATCCAGCTCCATGATCCTGGCGCTGAGAGCTTGTTCCATGACCACCAGTTTCAAGTAAGCAGGATTTTGCTCGCTGCGATGGAATTCTGGAGTGCGGCGATGTTCAGCTACAAGTCCACGTACACGGCGTAACATGTTAAGTGCCTGTGTCTGGTCGATTGTGTCAAACGTGACACGGTCGCCAAAGTAGCTTTCAAATACCCGGGCGGCTTGTTTTGTTGGGTTGGCCACGGCCAATTCGTTGAGTTTCATTGTCAAATCCTCGTTGTTGCAAGTATTTAGCCGAATCTACACAATTGTTTAATTGATTTTCCACAATCTTTTTTTGCATCAATTTGGTTTCTAACTTGGTTCCTATACTTTCTCTAAAATCTGGGCGGGTGCTACGATCAGCTATGGCAGCCCGGACATTGATATCATTGGTCAAAAATGACAGTTTGTTGTCCAACAACCGGATATCATTGGCCAGATTGTAATCCTTGTATTTGTCGGCTATGCACCAGCTGAGAGCAGTACGCGAGCTGTTGAAAACACCCACGTTGGTGGCATGGCACATGACTGTGTAACCGGGTTTTTCAGGAATAATTCCATATTTGCCAAACACCTCATAGGTGCCATCATCTTGTGGCAATATGACATTGGGCATGATATCACGCAGTTCTTGTCGTATTGCACGTTCAAACTCGCGGTCAATGATCATTTGAAAACGTAGTTGATTAGTAGATAAATCGTAGTGGCAATCAGGGCTCCAATTATGCCCACGCCCCAACTGATCAGTTGATCTGTGCGTTTCTCACTCATGCGCTGTACCATGTCATGCACTTCGCGCAATAGAGTTTGTAGGCTTGTGATTTTACCTTCAACATGTTCAAATCGGTGCTCCAGCTGGGTGTATCGTTCGGCACACAGTTCCACGTGGGCTTCCAGGCTCTTTTTTTCAATTTCAGTGGTTTCCGACATATTTTTATCCCTATTGATTATTTATAGCTGTAGGTAAAAACCATATGTTTTGATCTGGGCCATCAACCATCAGTTGTGTGGTCATGATTTCGCCAGTTTTCAAGGTGTGTAGCATGGGTACCCCAGCTGAATCCATTCTTAATATCAGGGTAGGGTCATCGGCAGGGCCATAAGCATCTGCAGTTTCTGTGGCAAATTCAAATTCCCAGGCACCATCAAAACGCTCTGGCATGGTCAGATCAATGACCTGGGTACGTAGGCCAATCAACTGTGTGAGTGTTTCCCAATTGCGTTGTTGATTTCTAGCACGATTCCAAGTGACTTCGTCAACAATGTTTTGACCGGCACGATCCTGAAAAGGTATTCTTGAACTTTTAAAATGTCCGGTGACACCAGTGGCTGTGATATCAAACAGACAACGGCATAGAATCTTAGTCATGGCGTGATAGTTCATAAATCACCCGAGCCTGGTCCAAGGCCGCTTGCAGGGCAGGATTGGTTCGGCTGGCCTGAGCAATTTTTACCCAAAGCATTTCTTCTTCAAGCCGTTGATCCCATTTGCGTTTTTCTTCACTGATGGAATGCAGTTCTCGTTCAGTCTTGCCAAACTCACGGCGATATATTGTGTTGCCACCGTCGGGACTCTCAAAAATGTACGTCATGCTGTACTTATAGCCAACAAAAAACCCTGGAGTTTTAATTCCAGGGTTTAGTGTTTTAATTAACTGAGTTAATTAAGATGCTGTTGTAGCTGTACTAGCCAAACGGAAACCAACGTTGGTTACAGTTGCACCGCCCAAGTTGTAGCCGGCCACTGTGCCCAATGCTTGGATGATACCTTGCAATGTAGTTGCACTGTTGTTAGTACCGTCAGTTGCTGTGTTGAAAGCACCTGTTGGATATGTAGCAACACTGAAGTTTGTTACGTTGTTTGTAGCTGCCACTTGATAAATCGCCACTGTAGCTGTTTGCTGGATTGTCTGCAACAGGGTCTGCAACATGCCGTTTACTTCAGCTTCTGTTGAAGGATCTGCACCAAGGTCCATACCAAAGAAGTCCAGTTTTGGACCCATGAAATTGGTTGGTGTGCCTGCAGGTGTGTAGGCTGCTGTTGCTGCTAACTGGGGACCGTTGAGGGTATCAGTTGCAAATACTGGTTGTGAACCACCACTGGTAATTGTTAAACTTGCCATTTTAATTCTCCTATATATGTGGACCTGTAGTCCTACACTTATTTACCAAACTGAGGTAAAAAGGAGAGTTAGCCCACCAAATTGGGGTTGTTTAAGATGCGATTTCCGGCCGTGAACCCAAATCTATTGACCAGTTTGGCACGGCCTGCAGGTGTGGCAAGTACCCAGCCTTCGTGTCCGGGTTCCTGGCGATCCAGCTGTTCCAGCATGTCAGTTTTGATTTCGTGCAACAACAGGAAAGCTGTAAATGCGGCCGTGATTCCGTCCATGTTTGATCTGGGACTTTGCAGGTATTCTATGATGTTGGCAAACTTCCTGGGTGTGACATTGGTTTTTAACCAGGCTCCGAAGCCCGGCAATAGATCTTCATAGTCACCAGTAATCCTGCTGTTGATGTAGCGTTTGCACAACTGTGGCAAGTCGCTGAGCTGTGCGGCTCTGAGTTCGCCAGGGTTGAACAGGCCATCTATGGCCGGGCCTTGGCCACGAGTGACCTGGCTCAGTTGTTTGACCAGCTGAGCATTGGGTGTGACATTTTTGATATCTTTGACCGTGGGCTCAATGATCAGCAGTCCCGGCACTGTTTCAAGATTCACTTGACGTATGGCCTCAGCTGGCGCATCTACTTGTTTGTATCTGGTGTGTGCGGCTATGCCCACTTCACTGGCACCAATACGCTGACCCAGCTTGCTGGCGGCTGGAATTTTGTATTCCACAAAGTTGGGCTTGAACACATAAGCGCCTGACACTTCCGGCGGAGTTTCAGTGTACAACAAGTCACCCAGGATGTAGCCTTTGAAGTTTTCTGGTGTTGCGGCACGCAACATGGGAAACAGTTTTTGATAGATGGCAATGAGATCACCTCGTTCACCACCACGCTGGTTCATGATCCTGGCAATGTGTTCTGGACTAGTGGCCAAGCCGTCGTAGCCCTTGGCTCCAAATCCGCTCTTGTCTGTGAGCACAAATTCGCCTGTGGGTTTACGACCCCAGATGATGGCAGGTTTGCCGTCCCATTTGACTGTGGTAGTTTTTCTAGTGTCTTCCGCGGCATGTTGCATGATGGCCATGGCTTCTTGTATGCCACGGGTGCCACGTTCAAACACCAGGTCCTCCAGGTGTTCGATCCTGGGGTTGGCCGCTTCCATGATAGGAACCATGCCTTGATTTACTATGCGGTCACGCAGGCGTGCTAGAAAATGTACTTCACTGTACAACTCAGTGGTTTCGGCCACGGGTTGTTCGAATGGTAAGCCTTCTCGGGCCATGTGTTCACGGAAGTCGGCCAGTTTAGCATCACGCTTGGGATCACGTTCCAGGGCAGACATGATGGTTTCCACTGAAGCCAGATCCTCACGAGTGGCCTGCTTGTTCAACAACATCTTGGCCACAGCATCCGGATCGTCTGATATGACTTTATTGGTGGCACGATCTGCGATGCCGGCGATTTGATTTAATTTGTAACCCAGGCTCTTGGCTATGCTGTTCATAAGCACGTTGCGCTCACGACCTTTATATTGACTGTCAGCAGGCATGGCACTCAGCACAAACTTTGACCAAGGCACATTTTGCAAGAACATAAAGTCTGTCTGCACATAGCCCTGATCTGGTCTGCCATTGATGGGTGTTAGGAAATGCACTGCTGTACCTGATTTGCGTACATAGTTTTCGGGCCGGAAACCGTGACTGGTAGCCCACTGTTTGAGTCGGTATTCCAGTTGATCCTTGGTGACCTGGGCGGAATCGATAGCCAAATCCAAGTCACCTGACGTGCTTTTGATTCCAGTGCTGCCTAAGGTGTTGTTTTGCAGGTCCAGACCCGGCAACATTTCATCCAACCAGGACAAGGTGGATTTTACATCAGTTTGATTGATGCGTTGAGTGCGTGGACGACCTTGGGCATCTTTGAATACGTTGCCACCTTCAAACAAACCGGTGCTCATTAAAATGCTCTCTTTTTACGTTGACGACTTTCCATTGTGCCCTTGACCACATTACTGCCAACATCACTGGCGGTAACTGCATCCTCTAGTTCTTTCTTGAGTTGAGCTTTTTCTGCAGGAGTCAATGCCTGATAAGAAGCAACCAACTGTTGAATAAACTTTTGTGTTTGAGGATCCACAGGCTTGGCTGGCTCAGCAGCTGATGCTGATTGGGCTGACTGACCGCCAACAGCCTTCATTGATGAAGCAATGATAGCATCATCAACTCCAGCCTGTTTCATCATGGCCGCAACAGCTTCACTGTCAGTTGGGCTTCCGGCTTTTTTCCAGGCTGTCATTAATTTGTCTGCGGTCACTTTGGTTGTTAAATTTGTGCCCACTGTTTGTGCTTTGTTGGCTACAGCCCCGGCTGCACCCTTGACTCGGTCCCAGACACCTTCGTGTAATTGTTGTATGCGTGCCGCGGTGACAAACATGCGTTTGATTTGCGCTTCTGACAATCCAATTTTGCGAATACTTTCTGTTGTAGTAACTCCGCCGCCTAACGCTTTAATTACAGCGGCAACATCACCGCTTCCGGGCATGCCTGCTTTGTTTTGTAAAATACTCCATATAGTGCTTTGTTGAGTTCGTGAAACACCTTTTAATGCTTGTAATAAACTTTGTTCATCAGTTATTAATCCGTTTTGAATTTGTTTAACAATGTCATTAGAAAAAATTACAGGTGGTCCACCGGCCACCGCTTGTGTTGCTTGATCGCCACCTTGTAGAGCTTTGCCAACTTGTCCTGCGGCATAGGCTGTAGCACCTGTCTTGGCGCCTGCATAAGCGGCACTGCTAAACTTTTCGCCTTGCAACAACTTGTCTGTCATCTTAAACAAACCAAGTGCGGCTGCTCCACCTGCTCCTACTCCACTAATACCAGCAGCAGCAATAATCGCGGCATAGATTAAACTTTGAGCCACAGGATGTGCTTTGGCAAAGTCTCTGTACTTTTGTACATACTTCATTACACCAGCATCACCGCCGGTGGCTTGTTTTAATTTTTCAGCGGCCTTGTCGTATTGAGCATCCACATTCTTAATTGGACCCGAGTTTGCTACTTTGGTTTTTAAATCTTCCCAGGCTCGCCCCACAGCATCGGCGGCATCCTTGCCTTTGCCAATCATGGTGCGGTTGCCGCCGGCATCTGTGGCACTTTGTTGTACTTGACCAAACAACTTTGAGATCTGATCAGCGGTCATTTGGTATTCAACTAGTTTACGGCCAGCACTTTCCCATAGTTTAATTGAACGCAAACTTGATGCGTCAAGCCCTTCGTAAAGGTAATTCCGAGATTCTAGCACGTGATTTATTTTCATATTCAATTAACTGTTACCGGCCAGTTTTTGTTTGACAGCATCGGCCATGCGTTGCATGCCTTTCATGGCAGTAAGAAAGTACTGTTCAACTGCGGCTAAATTGTTTGGATCCTTTTTTATTTGAGGTAGCACTTTGTCTAGTTCAACTTTGATCGCAGGATCTTTTTTTACAGCGTCCAAATCAATTTTTTGTCCTGTGCCAGATATCTGTGTGGTCAGCTGTTGATCGGCCCAGCGTTCAAAATCTACCATGGCCACTGGCTTAGGATCGGTCCGGGTGCCGCCGGGTACAACTATTCCACCTGGAGTGGTGTATTCTTGCGGGGCTTCATCTATGTCTTGTATACCGCCACGAGGTTTGCCATAGGCCTGCAACATGAGTTTTCCTTGCTTGCTGGCAGCCACCGAGGCCGGCATTTGCCCTGGTGCCGGGCGAGGGACAGGAGGAGGATCAAATGCAGCACCCACACTCTTGAGTGCATCTTGCCGCCAATTGGAATTCTTGTTGCTGGTCTTGGATTTAGAACGTTGTTTGGACTCCGACTGAGGAAATTTTACGCCGGCAGATTTCAATGCGTCTTGTCGCCAATTTGAATTTGTTGCACCCGGTTCGGCCTGTGCATTGATGGCATCTAGTGCGGCTTTTAGTGCGGCTGGGTCTTGACTGTTTCTAGAGATCCACTGACTGATTTGATCTCGGGTAATTGTGGGTTGCACTGGCTGTGCCGTTGCGGCAGGCTCATTGACTGGAGCAGTTGCAGGTTGCGGTGTTTGTTGAGTTTTAATATGTTGTGCCCATTGCTGGGCCAACTCTTTTGCTCGTCCAGCGGTGGCTCTTTCCAAATTTGCGTCTTTGGGTTGTCGAGAAAAATCAGCACCAGTGAGTCCTTGCACAAACCCTGCGCCCATTGATCTGGAGGGCATTAAAGCAGAACCTACATTTTTAAGGTCACCAATGAATCCTTCACGTAGAGAATGTTCTGTGATCTCACGAATTTGCATCAGTTTTTCTCACTGTACGGGTAAACTTGCCAGGATCTCTCAGCTTGATCGCATTGATCAATTTGCGTTGCAGATTTTCTGCTTGTTCGGGTGTGTAGTTAGAGTCAATTTGCTCCAGCAAGCGTATGGCACCGGCGATGACATTGCTGGCGCGATTTTCAATCACATGCCGCTGATCGCGTTCAGTGTATAAATTCTCTAATTCTTCTAACAGGCTTCGTGTTTTCTTTTGCATTTTGGGCCAGGACCTTTTTATTATTTATTTGATTAGATTGTATTAACTCTTAAATAGATCATGGATACATTCTGCGTACTGCCCTGGTATAATCTAGAACTACCATCTAATTCTCCTTGTTGTTTACTACCTAAAAATGCCAATATTACCCAAGTTAAGCAAGATTTAATAAATGGGGTTAAATCCCCTGCGTGTGCAACATGTTGGACCATAGAATCGCAGGGTAATAAAAGTAGGCGTCAATTTGAAAATGAATTTTTAGACTATAAGCTAGATCGTGATTTAATCAAGATAAAACAAGATTGCACAGAGCACAAAAACCAAACTTTAATGTATCAAATAACTACTAGTAATTTGTGCAACCAAGCCTGTGTATCGTGTAATAGTGAGTCCTCAACTAAATGGGCAGAAATTGAAAGAAAAATAGGGTTGCCGCCAAAACCGTTTAAATCAATTGATTTATTTTCCACCGAGATCGATTATCACTCTGCAAAACGAATTTCTTTATTAGGAGGAGAACCGTTTTTTGATCCAAAGACTTTTGAAATTTTAAAACAGTTAGTTGATCATGACAATTGCGAGTGTTTTGTTTCTTTAGTTACCAACGGTAGTATCCAACTAAAACAACAACAACTAGATCTATTAGCAAAATTTAAAAATTTAAATATTTGTATAAGTGTCGACGGCATTGGTCCAGTTTTTGAATATTTAAGATGGCCAGCTAAATGGACCGCAGTATGTGACAATATTGAGTTGTTTCGCACTATTACACCTAACCTTAGTGTATCTTATACTATAAGTTCTTTAAATATTTTTTACTATCAAGAAACAATTGACTGGTTTCATGAAAAAAAATTAAGATACAATCACAACATAGTAACTTTTCCTACTTGGTTAAGTTTGGATTGCATGCCCTTAGAAATTAAAAAATTAATAGATAGCAATGCTTTTGCAAAGCCATGGATAACTTTTACCGGAAACGAAATTAAACTTGAAGATTATTTTAATCAACTATATCAACAAGATCAAGTCAAACAAATTGATATACGTAAATATCTGCCAGAATTATGTGTTATTTTTGATACCCTAACAGATCCGCTGTAACTGGTGAGATTTTAGAAAAATCCAAGTTTCGACGAATATCTACTTGCCGTAACTGAGTCAATGTATTGGCCAATTTATCCTGCTGTGTTCCTAGTATGTTTAAATTTTGTATCCAAGATTCTTTGTAATCTGTTAAGGATTTTAAATGATCTATCATTCTAGTTGGCATAAATTCTAATCCGTAGTCACCAAAAGCTTGATGCACATAAACTTCAATGGGATCACCAAATATCGATTGATTGAATGTTGATTGGTGCCATTTGTGTACTTGATCAAGATCCAACACATTCAATATGCTGGCTGTGACTGTAAGTGCCAGCATGCTGTTGTGTGGTAGATTATTTTTCCACCAGATTAAATTTTGTTCAACCTGTTGCCAGTTGCCCGGATATCGTAAGTAATTAAATTTTTCGCCTATGCCATCAATACTAAAACTAATCCTAGCAAATTTAAATTGTTCAATTAATTTTTTAGTTTTATCATCAATTAGTTGTGTACCATTGGTGTTATACATTAATTTAATGTCATGAGCATTACCGCGCTCTACTACATACTGTAATATGTCTTTATGAGTATTAGTTAAAAACGGCTCGCCGCCCCAGAGACGAATTTCTTTAAGTTGAGTTAAATCTAGTGTGCTGATTTTATTTTTAATAAAATTATCAATGTGTGGACGAACATTTGTACCTTTAATTTTTAATTCATTTCTCCAGGTGGTACTAAGGGCTGGTCCGCAGGTTACACAGGCCAAATTACATGTGTAATCAATATTAATATCAAGATACTGCAACCCAGGTTTATAGGATTCAAGTTCGTGCATTTCTACATATCCTAACCGCATACTTTTTTTATTTGCTTGCTCTTGGGCATTACATTTGTTGCAGTATGGTAACGGCAGTTCACCGTCTTGATTAATATTTCTTAACTGAGTTAAATCTTTATTATAAAAATCAATATTTGTACCTTTAATAGGATCACCCCAGCAACACACCGAGTAGGATATTTCAGTATCACTAATGCCAGACAGTGTTAACCCATGATATATCCTAGGACAATATTTTTTATTTTGGAACGTCATGATTGTTTAATTTGACCTAATAATTGTTTTAATTTGGCACTTTGCACATCTGCTGTAATTTTTACAGTATCTACATGTTCTGCCGGCTCGCTATTACTAATCATTGTGCTTTTGGCCTTGACACTGTCTAGCAAATTACCTTTGGCAAACGAATTCACTGGGCCAGCTTCTTCACCCGGATCAGTGATACGCATGGTTTCAATGTTGTAGTCCAGGTCAATCTTTTGTCCTACACCTGTGCTGCTACGACTCTTCATACACTGGATCTGATACTTGCCACGTTCACGCATGGCTCTACTAGTAAAGATACCAAACACATTGTCCGCAGTATTGATCTTACTAATACCGCCCGAGATATGACTGTGATCAAACTCAATTTCTTCTACAGCACTTCTATTCAACTGACTGGCTGTCACAAACAACACATTGAGTTCCTTGGCCAAGTTACGCAGTTCTTCACTCACATACTTGTCTTTGACAAACAGATCATTTGGACTGACCTTGGCACTGACCGGCATCAACAAGTCCAAGTAATCAACCATGACAAAGTCCACTTTTAATCCTGTTTGCACCTGCACTTCTTTGATGTAGCTGCGGATGTCATTGATGTTGCTCTGTGCCGGCAAGGCCTTGATGCGATACTGGCCTGCTTTCTTGCTCACCAACTTGACCTTGAGTTCAGTTTGATCAATGTCCTTGCGGATTTCTTTGGTGCTCATCCCGGCCAACATGGCATCAGTTCGTAACGCACACAGTTCTTCACTGAGTTCTAGGCTCACATATACACCCGAAAGGCCCATCTGTAACCAGCTCAAGGCTATGTTCATCATGACCAAGCTCTTGCCTGATCCTGATCCACCAGCAAAAATGTTTAATTCACCGCGACTGAATCCACCATACAAGATCCGGTCCATCTGTGGCCATCCAGTTGACACCTGGCCGCCTGAGTTGAAATATCGGTTGATACGCTCTCGGGGATCTGACCAGTAGTCTGTGCCCATGTCCTTGGTCAATGAAATCTGCACAGCATCTTTGATCAGTTTTTCCACAGGATCATATTCACCCTTTTCCAACAAGTCTGCACTCTTTAGGATCGCACGTTCCAGTTCCTGTCTGCGGGTGAAGCTTTCAAACTCGCTCATGAACCATTCAAAATGGCCTTCGTTGAGATCAGCTATGTGATTCAGTCGTATGCCCGTGGCAGCCGCGATCTGCTCTGCAGCCGGCAGGGTTTTATGCTCATCGCTGTGCTGTGCTATGAACTCAGCCGCAGGTCGCAAACTCCTGTCAAAGTTTTCGGCATTGTAGATGTTCTGCACACGCACGTAACTCTCTGCGTCCTGCAACATCATTTCTAAGAACAAGCGTTGGACTTCAAGTCCGTAGTCTTTTAACAAGTTGTTTCTTCCTTAGTTCTATTTTAATTTTACTAGTTTCTCTGACCTGCATGATAGTTATCAAAGTTGCTACCTTTCCCCAACGAATCACAGCATCGTTGACATCTTTGACATCCTCGGGCCATGCAGGCATGCTCACACTCCATCCCAGTTCTACTGCACGATCCACCAACCGCATGCCTGCTTCGTCCTGATCAGGCACTACTATGATTTCACGATCCAGGCTACGTATGAGTCTGACCTGTGCATCATTGATCTCTGCATGCAACACAGCCAAGCCACCGATGCTGAGTGCATCAAACACACCTTCCACAACTATGGCATAGCGCCAGTCAGCGCCCTGCAAGTCTGTGCCGAACACATAGCCAGGCTGTGTGTCATGTATGTACCGGGGCTGTCGATTGTCCAGCATACGGCTGCTGTAGCCTACCACACGATTGTCATAGGTAAAGGGCACTATGACCTGCGGACGGGTCCAGTGTACACTGTCATTCTCCAGCACAGTCATCACAGGATAGTCTTCTGGTACGGCTCGGTCACGCAAGTAGTTCCAGTGTGGGCTGTGCTGAGGTGTGACCAGTTCTGCAGCCGGCGGCAGGTCACGTTCTTCAAACTCTATACCTTGCAAGGTATTGCTTAATCTTTGACGATCAGAAAGTAGGCCTTCCATGTTACGATGACGCAGGCTTTCTAAGTTGATGCGTTCTATTTCTTCTGCAGGCACACCCAACCATGACAAGAGTTTGCGAGCCTTGAAACTGAGATTGCGTCCTATGATAAAGCTGGCAGTGTAGCCACAGTTAAAACAGTGGTAACTCCAGCCCGCGGCACTGGTTTTGATACCTCCACGACTGCGGCGATCTCGACTTTCGCCCATGTGCTCGCAACAGGGTGCGTTGAAACTAACCCAGCCAGAACTGCTCGATTTACGCCGAGCAGGCAAATAAGAAATCACATCAATCATTGTTTGATTATACAGGAATCAATGTAGGAAATCAAGCGTTGTGCAATCAATTGGTGGCCTTGTTCAGAAGGATGACCTTGCTTGGCCAAAAGTTCAGATTTGTTTGGTTGTTGGTTCAGCATGTCGCGCAGACAAGAAGCTGGCCAGACCAAATTGGCAGCCGAGTATTGGCAAGGGGCCTCTAAAGTGTTAAATTGTAGAATCCCAGCGGTGCCGCCTAAACTGTGTCGACCTGCAAAATAATCCACAGTTTGTATGTAATTTAATCGATTTACTTGTTTGCAATCTGTTGATACCACGGTTTGCTTGATTAGATTTTGCCATTCACTGCTGTAACAATTGGTATGTATCCAAGTGCTGTGAACATAGCGATTCCATTCTGGATCATTGTCACAGACTTGGTGATTAGGATTATACCAACTCAATCTATTAGCATTGGTAAGTCCTATTAGAATCAAACAGTCGGTCAAAGGTTGTGTTTCGTGTTCGCGCCACCAAATATAATTCCAAATGGTCGTTTGTAAACTGCCTCCGGCTATTCCAAAATTTACCGTGTCAACTTGATAGTGATTGCCGAGCTGTCCAAGAAAACAGTTTTGTTGACGATATTGATTGTTTTCCAACAAGGCAGTGCTGGCATCAGAACGGTGTGCTAGGTCAGGATTCAACAGCTCGTCGCCCCACATCCATGAGTCGCCGAATCCCACAATTTTTTTAAACTTCATTTATCTGTACAGCAAATCTACCACAAAGCCTGTGGAAATTATCACTATGGCGCCTTGACTTTGAGGAGGAACCGGATAGGCATTCACATTGACTCCGGCTGCTGGCACCGGCCAATAACCCGATCCGCCATTGGTCACTATGATTTCTTCAACCAAGCCGCTTGAGCTGATTATGGCTTCGGCCGTGGCGCCGGCACCATTGCCCAAAATGCTGACTGTAGGCGGAGCCAAATAGCCACTT